GTAAAAAGACCTCTAGTATCTCGCTCTGTTTGCGCAACCGGGAAGACAACTTAATGCTCTTGTTGACATATACGGGAGGATCTATCTCGCCCCTTACGCTTGAGCCTAGGTCAGTCTTAACCAGCTTCCACGTATTGTTGCGCAGCTTTATATTCATGGTGCCTCACAGCCAAAAGATTACTGCCATTCTCTTAGGCTCGTTAGGTTCTTCGGGTAGCGCCTGAGCCTTTAGTAAATCATATACTAAGCCGTGACGATGCACCAAATATCGATTGTTGACAATAGAAAACTTCTTAGGTATTTCTATTTCTAATTGTAATTGAGTCATAATGTCCGCAATTGTAGCAATATCAAATCCAGATAGTTTTAAAGCTTCGCAGATAGGTAGCAGCTTTGGCTCCCAGTCTTGTTTTTTAATAAATAACTTTTCTTCGGATTTTGATAACGTGCTCATAGATTAACAGACTTTTGATTCCATTGATTGGACAGCATCAACCAATAACCCTTATATGGATAGGGGTCTCCTGGGCTAGCGTTGCTATCTGCCGGTACAAACTTATTCATACCGTAGCCTGCAAGACCTGCCTCTTTTACATAATTATAAACAAGCCTTTGAGCTTCAGGTGAAGTGAGCGCCATTTGCGCTGGACCTTCCACAAAGACACGGAGACCCTCTTGCGTAAGTTCATGTTTTTTATCTTTAGGAATTCTGACCATTTGCTGCCTCCAAAACCATAGCATCAATATCTACGCCGGAAGTTACGAACTTACGGACCGCAGAATATATCTCAGGGTTAACTTCCCTCAACTTAGCTTCTAGTTTAAACAAGAGTTCTTGAGTCCTACCCGATTTCATTGCTTCCTGCTTAAAGCCGTGTAAATGCGTAACTTTCGCATCTCCAGATCCTTCTAAGATATTACGTTCTGTAAGCAGTTGAGCAATCGGCACTTTCAATTTATCTTGAATAACGTATGAAGCCCAGAGCTGCTCAATCAAAGCAATGCTTTTTTCTAAAGTAACTCTTTGATCGTCCGTAGCGTAGTTAAATCCGCGGTTATCTTCTATAAACTGCTGCAGAGTATTTCCGTACTCATTTATTGCTTTCCAGTTATTGCCGCCAAACAGCGCCATATTCATAGGCATTCGGCTAGTCCAATAAGTTTGCATAAATGGCGGTAAGGTAAATCCCGCGTTAACTAAATTTTTATTGTACTTTTCGTACCTATCCCAGGCAAAAGTTTCCGAGTGAAAAGCCACTACGTCGTTAGCTAAAAAATTTGCCGGTAAGGCGTCCCAAAGAAAGAAGTCTGTGTCGTAGTGGATAAACGGTTCGTGTATGGTTGAGTAGGCGTGCACCTTGCTATGCACCCAAAAACACGGATGAGAATCAAATGACTCTCCAACGCATTGAACTTCTGTATACGGCAGCTTGCAGGCTTCTGCTAACTCTTTGCCCAGCCTATCGGTAATAAACAAAAAGTCTTTGTGCTGTTTGCGTATTGTTGCAGCAGATAACGCCATAATATAAATGGCCGGCTTTATCAGCTCTGGGCCTCCGACCATCTCAAGATATGGGCGAAGCTTGTCTGATCTAAAAGAGTGGATTGCTTTCATAGTTTATCGTAGCCGTAGCCAAATAAGAATAGACGATTCTGCTTGTACGTCTTTGTTGCGGGATCGTATATCATCCCAGACATAAGATTATTTTCAGCAGAATTATAAATAGTTCCATATCTAGGTGTAATTTGAAGACAAGCGCCAGGTACAACGTACGGAGGATCGCAAGGGCACAGCGGGAGGTTGGGTTGCGGGTTGCACGGAGGAGGAGTTACGCACTTTACAGTGGTGCAGGCGGGTTCGCCGTTCACGTCATAGGTTTGGCAGTCTTTGCAGCAAGATACCGGTGGCCCATCGGGGTCGCAGCTAGAGTCGCAAGGACTAACTATAAGAACATTTTGATCTAAAGTGCAGTCTTCGCAGCTATCACTAAACGAGCATATGTTGAAATTATCACCGCTACCTTCGCTAGTTTCTTCTTCGCAGACTTGGCAGAATGCATTAGCAATACACCCATCTTCTATAACCCTACAACAACACAATTGCACTGGAGGCGGCTCGCAGCAAGGTTGAGGCTCACACTGGGGAACACCGGTGCAGGGGCCGCCTAATGTACAGCCATCCTTTACAGGCCCACAGGGTGCACACGCCCAATTAGTGCATATGGTGTCTCCGCCGCTACACGCTTTTTCAGCGTCTTCGTCTGAAGGGACACATTGATTGCCGCCAAAGCCACCTGATGAACACGGTATCTCTGGGTAAAATGCGGCTGAGCATTCAACAAGACGATCTAGAATATCAAAATCATCGTCGCCGTCATTTACGGTTTCCCCAAATCCAGGTTGCCATAGCGCACAGGTACACTCTTCCTCGGACCTGGCCCCAGCTCTATACTTTTTAGTGTACTCTATGATTTGAACAGGTCCCGGCACTGACGTACAGTCCGCCTCATTCATAATTGCTGTTCGGCATTCTCTTTGCAGAGTAACACTCAAGCAGCATAGTTTGCTACCTGCTGTCGAGTCTTCATTACAGCAGCACGGAATTGCCGGGTTATAGCTGCCCATTATCTCTCTATAAAGCTAAGGCCATGCGAGAACACCAATGTCTCCACCCCTAATGCTTTTTTAATTCTATCTAACTCTAAGTCTGATGCACCTTGGAGTTGCGAGATTAGCTGAGTAATAGCCTCGTTAGCCTTCTTCTTCTTAGCGCAGGCAGAACACCCCTGACCTGAAGTGCTTGCCTCTACGGAGTCGTAAGCGGCTTTGATGGCAGGGCTGATTGCTCGCACCTCTGCGTTGTTGAGTAGGCCGTGAACCGTGGCATACGTCATTGCAAACTTTTTCATAGTAAACCTTAAAAGGATGGGGAAATGTGGCTTTCTGAACGTTGATTAGTGTATTTAGTAAGGATAGATAAGCCTTCAGCCAAAATATCAACCTGACTCTTCATAAGCTCTAAAGCCGAGTTAAGAGTCTCCTGGTTGTAGAAAACAAGATTCCAAGTGTGCGCTCTGTAAAAGTCTTGCCCAACATTAGGCGATGCTTTTCTAAATGTGGCAAAGTCTACGGCTTTAGCTATTCCGTAGAACACATCTACCTCCCCATCTAGAGTTTTCTTTCTTTTGATGAGTAGCAGATTTCCATCTGCCACCGAGGAGGTGCCCGTAATACCTGTGGTTATTTGTACTCGATAGTACGGATCTTGATTAGACTCTCGCACTACGGAGGTTATAAAGTTTGCAGTTAAGTTGCTCATTAGTAAGATCCTCCGTCTAATACATCTTTTGCCCTAGTGGCTTCGTATCTGCCTGTTGTGGAGTTATATACTAATAAGTCTCCATTAAGGGATCCGGTTAGAGTAAACTGAGTGTTAATTGCCGTCAAATCAATTACGGTGCCTGCGAAATTTAAAGTAAATAGTTTGCCATCAGCTAAGTTTAAAGCCAGTTCGCCAGGGTATAACTCAGCTGCCGTAGGTGCTACGCCAGACTGAATAGAGTACCTGTGGATTACTGTGTTAAACTCGATTGGCATTTTCCGGCGATCCGAAGAACATTCCTGCTGAAGTTATGTTTCTCTGAGGCAGCATAGAGGTTAGTCCGGCAGTACCGGTATCTTCTTCTTTGCACTCTCCATCAAAAGCTACTTGTTCGCTAAAGAACCAAGTTATAGGGCATTCGCAGCCTTCAGGTGTTCCAGGTACAACTTCCCCGTTAGGGTTTATTGTCGGGGGAGTTACACCCCAGGGTACAAATCCATAAATAAGTACTTGAGTACCAAGCATGATAGGTACAGGTTTAAATCCCGCTCGTACTTGGTTTTGAAGATTTATACCTGGAGTTAGGAATCCAGGAAAGCCGCCAAAGGTATAACCGTATACGTTTTCTTTGATATTCCAAGCGTCGCTGTATTCAATGCCTACGTCGTAATCAGTCCAAGGCGCTATATTACAAAAAGGAATGCACATATTTGAGGCGACGACACATACAGATCTTGCCCAGCTATATCGCCATCCGGTGGCAAAGGCGTCGCCATCAACGGCAGAGTAGGCCGTGGGGTAAAATCCCGTTATCTCTGCAAGTATTGGACCTATTAAATTAAATTTTGCAACTTGAGAGCCAAACTTAGATCGAGCTTGGCACACCTCATCGCAAGGTCCAAGTTGATTCATCTGCGGTACAGGCTTAGTTACAAAAGCGGCAGCGCCTGGCTCGTTGCTAAAAAAGTCTTGTGGAGTAGCGTACTTTGCGTTTTGAACCGGCCCTACTCGAACACAGCCGCCGTATTGGGTATATCCAAATCCGCTTAAACTCGGAGAGCCTCCACCAGAAGCAATGCTAGGGGGCACCACAAGATTAAGATTTACCTGAGGTAAGCACGCATCCCCAGAAATATAGGTGACCGAACCCTCAAG